GGGATAAATTTTTTTTTATTTTTTTTTTATTATGACCTTTTTGGGTTAAATTAAAATGTCCTTATGATAATGATAATAAAAATATTTTATTATTTTTTATCTCCTTACCATAACTCCACGGGATAAAAAAGGTCGCCCAACGAACGAAGTGAGTTCTCAAGTATAATTTAATTAAAATATTTATTATATTCAAACTCATATTCTATTTAAAATTTTATAATTTAAAATAAAAAAATTATAAAATAAAAATTATTTTTGAGAGATTTATAAAAAATATTTTTTTTATTTATTTTATTTCTCTCAAACTTTATTTAATAATTTATAAAAAATATTAATAAATTATTAAATCTTATTAGTTAATCCTTGTTTATGGCTTCTTGTTTTTTTTTTAAATAATATTGTTTAGCATATTCTTTCCTTTTTTCTTTATTTTTTTCTTTATTTTTATCATAATATTCTTTTTTTTTTTCGTTTATTTTTTCTTTATTTTTATAATACCATTCTTTTTTTTTCTCTCTTATTTTTTCTTTATTATTTTGACGATATTCTCTCATAATTTTTTTATCTCTTTTTTTTGATTCTTCTTCTGTAATATATGCTTTTTGTGAGTTTAAATTTCCATTATAATTTAATCTTAATTCTTCTTCTTTAATTCTTGCTTGTGTAAATGTTAAATCATTACCTTCATCTATTATTATCATTTTCCAATTGTCCCAGCCACCATTCTCTCTAATTTTTTGATATAATTTAAAATTATATGATTTTTGATTTATATTATTACAATTATTTTTATGTTGATATTTACGACTTCTAAATGCTTTGGTTGAACCAATATAAATATAATCAGGGCAATCTTCACTAACAATTTTATAAAATATATAATGCGACATTTTACTACATTATATATTTTAATTTTTAAATCAATTTTTTTTTAAACTTTTATTGTTTCTTTTTTTAAGTGTCTTCTTTTTTAATTTCAATTTATTTAAAATTATATATTCTTCTATCTCTTTATAAATCTTATCATAACTTAACTCTATATACGGCATATTTATATAATAAAAATAAAATAATTAATAAAAAAATTTTATTTTATTGAGAGATTAAATACGTTCTAAAATTATTTCAACAATTAAATTTTCTGTTGGTCTGTTAAATTCTGTGAATAGATATGTTTCATTATTTACTTTACATAAGTTATAACGCACATTAATAAATTGATTATGACATATTGTATTTACAATATAATCACCATTAGGTAAGTTAATTAATTTAAATCTATTTTGAGGAGATTTATTATGAATACGATTAAATATTTTGAGAGAACCTAATTCGTTATTTATATCTAAAATTTTATTTTCAATATTATTTAAAATTAGTGGTTCTTCTAATGATCCAAATAATTTAATGTTTTTTATCATTTTATTATATTTTAAATTGTTTATAGTAGCATTATTAACATTTAAATTATCAATATTTGAATCTTCATTATTTAATAATTTAATATTGGCTATTTCTAAAATATCTATTCTTTGAGTTAAAATATTTTGACTTTCTAAATTTGATATACCTGCTTCCTTTGCTTGTATTGAATTAACATTTATTTCTTCACTATTTATATGTTTTGATAATATATTATCTGTTTCAATATCTGTTGGTTTAAATTCATCACATTCTAATTTTACTGCTTTTAAATCATCTACATTTATTAATTTACTATTTATTTTTTCATTATTTAAATTATTTATTTTTGCTTCTTTTGTTAATATATTGTCAGTATTAAGAACTTTTGATAAAATTGAATTAGTATTAAGTGTTGTAGAATCAACTACATCTGCATTTATTTTTTTTGATTCAATAAAATTTAAAATACTATTATATACTTTTAAATTTGATAAATTTAAATCTTTTGAAAAACTTAAATTATCATCATTACAGACTAATAGACCATCTTTTAATTCAGGAAAACCTAATATATCATTTAAATCTAATGATTTTTCTAATTCTTTTATATTAGCACCATCTTCATTAATCCAAAATATTTTTTTACCTAATTTATTATAAACTGCTACATAATCATCATTATCATTAATTTTTACATTATTTAAATTTATTTTTTTTTTTATTGTTATATCATCGCATTCTAAATTAATGAAATTCCCGAAGGGTGTAAGTGACATTTTATTATATATTATTAATATAAAAAAATTAATATATTTTATTTATTTGTGGTGATTGTTTTAAATTAGATGTAAATCTTAATCTATCGTCTGTGAAAAATCTTGCATCTAAACCATTACCTCCTCTTACTTCATAATGAGATTTTTTAAAACCTCCTTGTTGTCTATTGTTTAATCTTTCATTAACAGATTCGCAAGGTTGGGCTATTAAAGCGGTATTTTGGCTCATACCGATACGTCTGTTAATGCTTGGAGTATTGTCTTCTAATTGAAATATTTTTTTATTTTGGTATCTATCATATGGAATATTGTGTATCCCGAATTGCGGATTAATATGTAATACATCTCTATTTCTTTGATTTTCTGCTAAACCTATAACTCTGTTATTAATAGTAGCCATTTATATATATTTATTATTATAAAAAAAATATTAATAAATATTTAATTTTTTAAAAATAAATAAAAAATTAATTTTATTTCTTACCATACCACGGAGCATTGGCGTCCCGCCGAAATACGTAATTGTGGTGTAGTATCTGCTATTACAACCGATGACATACCATTAGTAAATTGAGTATCATCTAAACCTTGGGCGTTGAAGTAGAATTGAGAATTTATACCACGGCTATTTAAACCCGACATAACTTTAGAGCCAAGATCAGGGTGGCTTAACATGCAAGTATATACGGCTTGACCTTGGCAGAAAGCAGTTTCACTCGATACTAAAATTCCTTGAGTGCGGGGTGTTAATTTGTTATTGACATATGGTAAGTTCGCCATAGCGAATTTATTAGTGGCTAAAAATTGAGGCATCGCTACGTTATTTACGTTGAATTGATATTTGAAATCACCATCTAAATAATCAGCAGCCGCTTTAAATGTTTTATAAGTGAAAAATTTACCTTCAAATCCAACACCTTCAGCACCGATTCCACTTCTTGGACCTGTGCCTGGGTTCAAATCAGTTGAAGGACCGAAAACAGAGTGGTCGTCTAATCTTTGAACGGCATGTAAGGCGTTGATACAACCCGAAGATAAGGCGAATCTGTTAGAGTAAGATTTTCCTTTTAATCCCGAGGCTATAAATGTATAATACTCTTTATAATTTAAGGGTAAATATTCATCTTGCATTAGACGACGGCGTAAAAGTTCGCTATATGCTTCAGGTAATACACATGAGTCAATTGTGAAAAATGGATTTTTAATAGTATAAGATGGGTTAGAAACCATGGAGTTTAAAGATACATCATTACTGGCTTTATTAGCAATAGCACCCGATAATACAGCATCAGGGGCTAATGTTAATTTAATAACAATTGAACCTAATACATCTGTAGGTAAGAAACGAGTAGCGGTTGTTCCTAAAAAGTTGCACCAGTTATCTATGCAAATATCCGCTTGTTCGCCATTAGCAGCGTTTGTTCCAAAAATATCAGCAGCATTAACTGCTTTAAGAGTTCCTATCATTTTAGCATGATTGACTAAAACACCCGATGATTGTTGAGCATCTTTGTTATAAGCACCTAATTTTAATACTTTGCAGATGGTGTTATATTCATTAGTTCCTTGAGCTACTTGAACACCATTAACATATACTTCAATTGAAGATATTAAAGATTCAATATTAGCAGGTAATAAGGCTAAAACATCATGAGGGCCAGTAGCGACACCTTTGGTTGTTGTTACATTTGCAAACATACGTAGCGATTTCATATCTAAAACACTATTTTCAGGTAAAGTTATTTGAATTACACGACCTGCTTTCGCATCAGTAGAAGAGTTGGGTTCAATACGGAAGGTATTACGAGAGTAGTTAGATAAAACTTCAGCACCAAAATCAACGTTTTCAGGGAGCATTTTTTATAACATATACAAATATAAAAAAAAAATTAATTAATTTAATTTTAAATTTATTAATTTTTAAAATAAAAATAAAAATATATTTTTTGAGAGATTAAATATTATTATTTTCTAAATATTTAAATTATCTTAAAGCAGGTAATAAATTACCAGTTTTATTTGATGATGGTAAATTTGAAGGATTAGCAACATAAGGCTCTTCTATAATTTCAAAACGTAATACCATTTGATAAGATAATTGTCCGTTTTTAAATTGATTTGGCCCCGCTTCATTTAATGGTCGTCCTTTATTATCAACTAAACTAAATGTAGCATTATCAATATGATTTTGTTGTAATTTTATGCTAAATAATTCATCTCCGTCATCTTGGAAATATATCATGGCGGGTTCTACTAAATTAGCACCATCAAAAGTTTCAGTATGTAATGGTATAGTAGCAAATGTTTGACTTGTTAAACATATTGAAGTTTCACTATTTGCGTCCATATTTGGAGTCTCTAAATTAGTATTTCCTAAATTAATTAAAATTCTTAATGATTCCATGCTAAATAAAGATGCAGGATAATAAGATATATTATTAACTCCTGTATTATTTAAACCAGGTATTGGATCACCTGTTGGAACTTGTTGGTTTGCTATACCACCAAAAATTTCAGCAGTATCGCTAAAATATCCATTTGGTGTTACATTTGTTGGTAATGTTCCTTGACGTGATGGTGGTATTTGGAAAAATACTATGTATTGAGTTGCGTTTAATTGAGCCGAAGATATATCAAATTTACGGAAATTTGAATTATAAAAAACTTGACATGTAATACCAGCAACAGCATTAATTCTATCTTCTATATTTTTACATAAACCATTTGCTAATGAACTATCAGCACCAAAAGCAAAAAAGTCGCCTGTTTGTAATCTTACTTCTGTATATGTTCCACCTGATGAATTATAAATATAAAAAGTATTATTATATTCATTAATATTATAAAATGTTTTTTTCATGGTAAATTGTTGTAGTGATAATTTCATCCCGAATCCTTGAGGGACAACTAATGTTTGACTTGGAAATAATAATTTTGCTTTATTATCCGTTCCGTGATATTGTTCTGTATCAATAAATATATTTCTTTGATTAGTAGCAGACATTTATATTATAAATATATAATAAAAAAATTAATTTATTATTAAATTTTCTAAATTTAAATTTTCATCAGGATAAAAATCTTGTTTAATTATTGTAGTTGTATCTAATTCTCTTTTTTTAGGATTTTTTGTTAATTCTTCTAATTCTTCAGGTGTTGCTTGAACTAAAAGTAAAGCCATTAAATAATCTATATTTGGATATTTTTCCATTAATTGCTCTATTTGTTTTAACTCTTTTATATTTCTTGGTTCAATAGGTTTTAATTCTCTACCTTCTGCATTATAAACTTTATCATCTTTTTCTGCACCTTCTACATCTATTCTTTTATCTAATACACTCATTATATTATTTATATTATAATAATATAATAATTTTATGTAATTAATTTATTTTTTATCAATATCATAATTCTCATGTAATGTATCTAAACTTGTTCCTCTTGATTCACTTATTTCTTTTAATTTATCAAGATTATTTCTAAAATGATTAATAATAATTTTATTATATAAATTTTCCCCAAGATTGTTAAGTGTAGCACGTTTCACGAAGTAACCTACATTTTGTTTATTTGGTATGAAAATACCACAATCTTCATCTTTTTTTCTACATTCAAATATTTCTTTAATAGCATTTAAAAATTTAGGGTCTGTAATAACATCTGTTTTCATTCCATATTTTCCTGCTGTTTTATAATTGCGTCTGTATAATGTTGCTTTTTTTGCTCTTTTAGAATACCATAAATAATTAATATCTTTATTTTCTTTTGTATCTCTTTTAAATGGGACTAACTCAAAATTTACATCTTCATTACGAGTATGAAAATGAATTAATAAATAATTAATAATAAAATCAGTCCAACGTTTAGATTCATATAAAAACTCTAAATAATCTAATAAATCTTGATAAGAAGGAAGGCCATCATCTTTTAATTTTTGATTTTTTTCTTTTACAAAACCTTTTAATTTTTCTTTATTTTCATCACGCTTTTTTTCTAATTTACTTGTAGGTTGTTTATTCATTTTACGTATCATAATAGCAATATTTAATAGTGCTTGCTGGCTATTGAGGTTATTTTCATCACTTACAAATTCTAATATATTTTTTTCACTAATATTTTTAATATCTATGTCTTGTTCCATTTCTTTATCAACAATTTTTTTTAATTTAGTATATTGTTGTATGTAACTCTTAATAGTATTTGCACTTTTGTCTTTAATGAACTCTTTGAATTCTGCTAATTCAGTCATTTTGGTTATTTATAATATATAATTAGAAAAAAATCTTTTTAAATCAATTTTTTTAAATTATAATTAATTATTTTGTTTTTCCTAAATATTTATTTATTTTTTTCTTCCATTAATTTAATATGTTTTGAAGATTTTTGATGTCTAATTAAACCATCTTTTCTAAATATACAACCACAATCACAGGTTATTTTATCTTTTAATGTTTCTTTATTTTTTTCATAGCTTTCTTTTCTCTTTTCTTTTAATGTTTCTTTATTTTTTTCATACCTTTCTTTTCTCTTTTCTTTTTCAGTTTCTTTATTATTTTCATACCTTTCTTTTCTCTTTTCTGCTATTTGTTCTTTATTATTTTCATACCATTCTTTATTATATTCTTTTATTTTCTCTTTATTATCTTCTATGTATTTTTGTATTCTTTCTTTATTATCTTCACGATATTCTTCAGGTGTTCTATCGGGTATATTTCTATTTAAACATTTATTAGCACGAATATACTCACCTTCTTTTTTTATTAATTCTGCTTTACTATTACATGGATATTTTTCTAAAACTTCTATTCTTACATCATCGTATTTTTCAAATAATATTTTTGATTTACAATTTTTATGAGATTTATGGTGGTTTTTTCTTTTATATAATTCATCTGTTGTAGAACCTATATAAATTTCATCTTCTGTTCCTTGTGGTGACCATAATTTATAAATTTTACCATTTTGATAATCAGGCATCTTTTATTATCTTAAATTATCTTTTTCTTTTTAAATCAATTTTTTATTTATTTTCTTTTTTCTCTCTTTGTTTTTTTTGATATTTTCTTATATCACTTGAAATATCTAAATCAAAATCAAGAGTTCCCTCTTTACGTTTAACAACGAAGGCATATACTCTACCATAACTCCATGCATCTTGTGATAATTTTTTACCATTTATTCTTCTTACTGATTCAGGATTTGTTTCCCAAGCACCAGCACCTCTATCATATACTTCATCTAAAAATTTTATAGGTATTTTCGTAAGACGACTTATATCTTCTTTTGAATTTGCTTGATTTTTATCTTGTTTATACATTTTATTAAATTTTTGTTTATTTGTTAATACCATTTTATAATATTAAAATATAATAATATTATAAAAATAATGAAAGTAACTATTACTGATTCAACTAACCCTAAAAAAAAACTAATGGCTATATTTACAGATGATGATGGTAAAAAAGTTAAAACTACTCATTTCGGTCAAGCAGGAGCAGACGATTATACAATTACAAAAGATAAAGAACAACGAACAAGATATAGAAATAGACATAAGAAAGATTTAGATACAAATGATTATAAAAAAGCAGGTTATTTATCATATTATATTTTATGGGGTGATTCTACTTCTTTACAACAAAATATTAAAGATTATAAAAAAAGATTTAATTTAAATTAATATTACTTAAATCTCTCATTTTTTGTTCTTCTTTTGTTTCTTTTATCCATTTTAATATACTATTTTTATGATATGCTTTCTCACCTCCGTAAGGTCTATATATTTCTTCAAAACATTCTCTTCTATATTTTCTTTCTTCATAATTTAATCTGTAACGATGTTTATTATCCCAGTAATACTTTCTGTAATATTCACTTCTTGGGTATGATACATTTGACGGATGGGGCATTTATATATTATTATTATTATTATTTTCTATATTTACATTATTTAATTCTTCAACTGGTATAGGGTTTCTTATACATTCTAATCCACAGAATTTAATAGCGGTGCATCTACTTTTAATACATGTGTTTAAAAGTAAGCCAAACATACCACTTAATGTTGCTACTATTGTTAATAAAAAAGCCTCGTTAGTTTGTATGAATGTTGTAGGCTGACATTCACTCATCTATATTCTCTCAATTTATTTTAATAAATTTATAATTTTTTTTCATGTCTATTGCAAATTTACTATTTTTAATAACTTTATTAATTTTGAAACGAGTGCGAGGTATAAATGAAAAAATATATAAAATTAAATCATATGGTAAATCATAAAAATAATTTTTAATATTTTTCATTATATTTTGAGAGAATATATTTAATAATGATTTTTAAATATATTATTTTTGAACTTAAAGAAATTAATGATTTTTCTCTTTCTATATTGAATTTCCTAATTTGGAAGGTTAAAGGTTAGGGTAGGTTAATATTTTGAGGGTTGAAAATTCTTTATAATAAATATATATATATTTCTATATATATTTATTTTTGTAATTAATTTCACCCTAACCTACCCTAACCCCCCTAACCTAAAGAAAAAAATAATAATAAATAATAAATAAATTAATACTATATGGTAATAAAAAAAGAAAAAAAAGAAAAAAAAAGAAGGTTAGGGCAAAGGTTAGGGCAGGTTAGGGTGGTTCATAACAACCGATGTCTAATTAAACTAAACAACCAATCTCCCAATTAAATACGATTGTGCTTACATTTTTAGGGTGAGTAATTCTATATTGAAATTTATTAGTATAATTTTTTAATATTTTTCCAAAAGTAGGCATATTACAAACATTTTTATAACCTATTTGATACATATATTTTTTAAAATCATCATATAAATTACTTATTTTAATTTTATCACTATCTTTTTCATATTCTTCAGTATGTATATATTCTAAAAACATTTCAACAGGGTCTTTATTTAATTCATGTAAATCAGTTGTTGCTTCTGTTACAACTCTATCTCTTTCAGCATTAAATTTACTAATATCTCTATTCATTAAAAACTTATAAAAACTATAAATTGTTTTATCATCATTAATAGATGTAAATAATTTTGTAAAATAATCAATATCACCTTTATATTTATCACTACATTCTATAACTTGAAATCTTCTATCATCTTGTGTAATAGCAATAGGTTTAATATTATTAGTAGTAAAAGCATAATTACAATAATCAATAGAAGGAAATGGATCAATACCCTTATATTCAATACTAACAGATGTTCTTGTAATAATATTTTTAATTTTATCCACTACTTGATTTGTATCTTTTCCAGTCGCTTCATTCAATACAACCATAAATTTACCAGCAATAGCACTATTAAATTTTCCAACAATAGAATCAATATCATCAGTATCATAAACATATTTTAATCCCATTAATCGTTTTAATAAATTTTCAACTAATGTTGTTTTACCTGTTCCTTGCCTTCCTTGAATTAATAAACATACACCAGTTTTTATATGTGGTTTTTGAAGTAAATGAGCGAAATAATTTAATAAATATTCATATACTTTTTCATCATAATTTGCAACAACTTTAAAATGATATAACAAAGTTTCAATATTAACTTCTTCTTTAAATTCTAATTTTTCAGCATCAAAGCCCTCCCAAGTATTATATATTCTATCAGGACATAAATCTTTATTAGGATAAACCCCAATACCAAAATATTCTTTAATATTAATATTATATTGATAATCTTCCCAAAAATTATAAATTTTAGCAAAATGAGATTTTTCATTTTTTACAGGTGTTAAACAACCTCGTTCATTTATATAACACATACCATTTAAAGAATGAATTTTAAAATAATATTTATTAAAATATTCTTGTTGTTGAATAGAATTATCTTCAAACATTTTAAATTCATTTACATCAAAGAAAATAGATTCTTTATATTTTTTAACATTACTTAATTTATCATCAAATGGTTTAACTTCAAATACAACATCAGCATTTTTATTAATAGTATCAATAAACTCATCAATATTAGAAATATCAGTTTTGCGATATTGTAAGCCATCATAACAATAAGCAGTAGGACGAATATTAAATGTTTTTTTAATAAAATTATAAGTATTATCAATTGTTTTAGATTCTAATTCTTGAAAATAACGAGCAATAATTTTAGGTTGTGCTACTTGATAATCATTAATGTTAAAAGGTTTTGGTTTTTTTCTTTTATCTTTTTTACATTCTTCTAATTGTTGATTTTCCCAATTAATTTTTTCATCTTGTAATAAATCTAATTTAATATCATCAAAAATATTAATTTCATTATATCTTTCTCTTCTTATTAAAATATTAATACCTTGTTTAATATCTTCTTTAACATCATGAAACCATTTAGGAATTTTAACATCATCATTAGTTAAATTAAATTCTTTTAACCAATTTTCATATAAACCACCATATAAAATTCTTGTTAATAATTTTTTAATTAAATCTTTTTTTGTATAATCTTGATTATTATCATTATTATATTGTTTAATACAATCATTATTAATTAAAAATGATTTAAAAAGTTCATCTCTATTATTAATAAGATATTGTAAATTTTCTAATTCAAATTTTTCTTTTTTTACTTCATTAATTAGTAATTGAAAATGACAACTTTTAATGTCAAGGTCATATTCAGTATCACTAAATAAAGAACTTCTTAATTTTCGCCACATATAAGTAGCACTAATAATAGAACCATCAGCAGGGTAATATCTTCCATATTTTGTTTTTTTAACATAATTAATTTTAATTTTACCATTTTTAACATTATCACAATATTTTCTTATTCTTTTTCTTTCAGTATCATATATATCAGGGTGTCTAAAAATATCTTTAATTAAATTTTCGTCAGGATATTCAGTAAGAGTAAATGCAATTTGGTCGCCACAACCATTTTCATTAAAGTCAGTCATTTTTTATATATATTTACAAAATATTTTTTTAAATCAATTTTTTCCTAAATTAATATAATTAATTATTTTAACAAAAATAAAACAATTAATTATAATTTTATCTTAAAGTAAAGTATTTTGAAAAATCTATTTTTTCAGGTTTTGGTGGAGGTTCTTCTTCTTCTTTAATAGGTTGTTGTCTTGGTTGTCTTGGTTGTCTTCTTATAGGCGGTGGTGAATCATTATCTCTTGTAACATAAATAACCTTTGGCTCTTTTTTCTTTGGTTCTCTTTTTTTCTTAACAACTATAACTTCTTCTTCTTCGCTTTCGCTTTCGCTTTCACTTTCTTCTACTATAACTTGTTTTTTAGGTTTAGGTTTAGGTTTAGGTTTTTCTTTAATAACCTTTTCTACTTTTTCTTTTACAACTTTTTTAGGTTTTACTTCTTCTATTTCTTCTTCATCATTTTCATTATCTTCATTAACTATTTCTTGTGCTAATTTATCTTCTGCTTGTTCCTTCATTTTTTTCCATTCCTTAAATTCATCACGTTCTTTTTGTCTATTAATTTTATTTTGTTCTACTTGTTGTCTGTGGTTTTCTTTTTTAATATCAGCGTTTTCTTTTTTTTTATCTCTTGTGATTTGCATTAATGCTCTGCGTTTCTCTGCAAGTTTCTCTTTATAGTTAGGGTCATTCTTATCTAACACAACATCAGCCATTTTATAATATAGAAATATTAAAAATTCTATATTATAATTCCTAAATATTTAATAATTATTCATATCTGCGTTGAGTAATTGTTCCATCATCGTTTGCTATTAAAAAAGTATCTAAATTTTTTCTATACCTTGAAGGGTGTTCTTTTTTTGGATTAAAATCAATAAAAAGAAATGAATGAGGTTCATTAGTAGCAATTTCATAAATTTTAGTAAATAAATCCTTACCTATTTCACCAGCAACTTCATCTCTCAAATCATTAAATTCATTTTCATTTTTTGTTTTAAAAATTATTAAACTATTACAATTAGATCTAATGGGCTTACTTATTCCACCAGTTTGACAACGAAAGGTTTGTGTTAAAAAAAATGTAGAAATTCCTACCGCACCACCACCCTCTGCTTTAACAGGTGCAATATGGCGATGTTTAATAGCGAGGTTATTAACTTTTCTAATACCTTTACTCATTAAAAAACTACCAAGTATATCATCAAAAATACAGGCTATTTTAGGTCTTCTACCATCTAAATAATGTTCGGGTTTTATAATTTCATTATTATCATTCATAAATGTTTCTAAATCCTCATCACTAATAAGATTAAATTGATTATTTTTAATTTTTCTATTAAATTCATTATATTCTTTCATTTTTTCATGATATTCATCATATTCTTTTCCTTCTTCTTCAACTTTTGAAATAATATCATCAATAATAGTTAAATCATCAGTATCTTCATACATATCATCTTCATCAATATTTATCATACTTAAAATTGAATGGTTACTTTTTGCAGTAGGCGAGATTAAAAAAATTCTATCAAAATTTAATTTTTTAACTAAATTAACAATAGCGATAGTTTTACCCATACCTTTTGCTCCACAACATAATAATTGAGTGCATAAATTAGGCATCATTTCGGGCGTATCATATTTATATTTTAAAGATGATGGTAACTCTATTTTTAAATTTTTTGATTTCATTTAATTATAATATAAATATATAAAATAATTAAATAATTTATTTATTGATTTGGATTTGTAAAAGCATTTGTGACACCACCAATACCAGCACCTAATGCAGTCATTCCAGCAACAACTGCTATCTCGGGTGCAATAAAAGGAGCAGCAGCCGCTAAACCAAGACCAGTAGCAATTCTTCCAATAGCAAATTCTCCAACCGCTTCTGTTATGGGCAAAGAACCAAGACTAATAGCATTATCTACAATATTAGCAGTTTGTTTATCTTCAATTAGATTACTAACAGCAGAACCTAATTCAACAGAACCTAATGTTGATATACCACCTGTTAATGCTTTACCACCCGCCAAAGCAGCACCAACAGCACCACCAGCAAACTCACCGACTTGTTTTTGTTGTTCTCCAACAACAGCACCAACACCAGCACCAGCAATCATAGAACTAATACTTTTAGGTGTTAATCCAAACTTCCGCCGTAATGATATGTCATTAGATTCAGTAATATTTGTATCTAATTTATTAATATTATCTTTTAATTCATTTTCTAATAATTCAATATTTTTTTGTCTTTCATGATATGATCCTTGTGCATGATTTAATCTTTCTAATCGTGATGTTTCAAATTGAACCTCTCCAATTTGTGGATTTTGATTTAATTGTATATTTTCTAATCTACTCATTTCACCACCTATTTGATTCCAAATTTGGGCTTCTTTTCCAGCACCTTTAATTCTTTTAGAAAATTCAATTTTTTTACTTCCATCTATTAATGATTCAGTTATATTAACATCATTTGGATTTACTGCTTTTATAAAATCTGTAAATGAACCTCCATTTTGAAATATTATTTTTGCTTTTTGAACCATTTGTAATTCACCAATTTTATTACCATTACTTACTATTTGTTCATGTAAATTATATTTTCTTCCTGTAGTTCTTGGTAAATTATTAGGATTTGTAAAACTAATATTATCATGACCTGCAATAGGGTCTATTAATGTGCTTCTCTCATCAATAGGGTAAATAGTTCTAATATCAACATTATTATTATTTAATTTTAATACAGATGCTAATGGACTTACAATATCTTCTGTTGTTCTAACGATAGTATGATTAGATTTATTATTTTTTTGAAAATTTTTTACAATACTTGGAGAGATAAAAGGATTAAATGTAGTAGAAGGAATATCATATTTATTTGCAAGATAAGTAGCGAAATGTCCGCCTCTGCTATAACCTGTAATATGTTCTATTTCATAAGCATCATTTACATTATTAAAAAATTCATCAATTTCAAAATGTTTATTTGTATTTAATTTTGGATTTGCTAATATTTCACCATTTGAAAGCCAGTCCTCTTTTGCTCTACTGGATAATGATGAGCCTCTAAATGCTATTGTGGCTTTTCCAGTATTTTTATTTACAAAAGTTAAACCATCATTTGAAGAGTTAGCAAAATCAATATAATAATTTCTTAATCCATTTTGTTTTAAATAATTATTTATTTGTTCTTTTGTAGAACCATGGGCGTATTGCATACCTGCTTCATTCATATGAGAATATATCCTCTGTTGTGTAGTTATATCATTATGACTTGGTTTTACAATAGTGTTACTATAAACAGCATTCAATCCTTCTTTTGCTTTTTCTTTTTGTTCTTCATCTTTAACATTTAGTTCATCTAATATTTTATTAGCATGGTCATGCATATGATGTTTTATTTTTTTAGTTTTTTTAAATTCTTTTACTTTTTCTTTTTTATCGGTTATTTTTGCTTGTTCTTCAATAATATCTTTTTTATGATGAATAGTATGATTTATCTTATGGTTAATATTTTTAGTAGGAATATATGGTTTGTATTGTATTCCTTCATCACCATATTTTATTATGTCTTTCTCAACATCTAATAAATATTTTTTTTTTATCATTATTTTGTTATATAAAAATATAATAAAATAATTTATTGTATAAGTTCTAAATGTTTATTAGTTTTTTTATGTTCTATTAAACCATCTTTTCTAACTATACAACCACAATCACAAGTTACTTTTTCTTTTGCTTTCTCGTTTATTTCATCTTTATTATTTTGATAATATTGTTTATTTCTTTCTAATATATGTTCTTTATTATTTTTTTTATAATCTTTATTTTTTTCTAATATTTTTTCTTTATTATTTTCATAATATTTTTCAAACCATTCTTTACTTGTTCTATCAGGTATATATTTATTTACACATTTATTATTTCTAATATATTCGGCTTCTTTTTTATTTAATTGTTGTTTATTAACACATGGATAATTTTCAACTAATTCTATTTTATAGTCACCAGCATCAAAAATTAATTTAGAGTTACAACATATTTTATTATTATTATATTCATAAACATGTTTTGCTAATCTTGATGTTAATGTTTCAGTAGTAGAACCATAATAAACTAATTCTTCATTTGAAACACTATAAATTTTATAAATTTTTCCTTTTTGATAATCAGGCATTTATATATCATTTTATCATTTTCTTTTTAAATCAATTTTTTAAAATATTTATTTTTAAAATATTTACTCGGCCATGGCTCTAAACACTTGTTCAGCAGGGTCAAATCTTGAACTAATACCACCTTGCGAAATTTGTTCTTGTATTTCTTGTGGTATTTCTAATTGGACGGGACGACCACCACGACGCACCAACCCCTCACTAAAAACAGACGATGGGGTTGTTTCTTTAAATTCTAATAATTGTTGTTGAGCCATTGTTAGAGGTGGCGTTATAGGTCTTGATGGTGCAACAGAAGATGCTAAACTTAATACAGGAGAAGATGGTTCAGTTGTAGTAACAGATTCAACACTTTCTTCTTCAAACAATTCACCTCCAGTAGAAGGCATAGCAGTCCCCTCGCTAATTCTTAATTGATCTAAAAATGCATTATATGCTTCATTAAGATTACTATAACCACCAAATTGAGCCAAGTTCATAAATTCGGCGAACTCTTCAAATGTAAATGAATTAAAAACTTTTTGATAAATATCTTCAAATAT